ATGGGAAAACGAAAATATAAGCGTCTGCATTATGAGGACAGGCAGACCATAGAGGCTATGAGTAAGCAGGGCAGCAGCGTAAGCGATATTGCAGAGGCGCTGGGAACACACAGGGACACTATTTATAGGGAGTTCAAACGCTGCAACGCCACACTGAAAACATACACAGCAGGCACAGGCAATGGGACTGAATGAAACGGGCGGTTTTATCAATTCCATAAAAGCTACGGACGTAAAGGGCGACGATACGGAGAAATACGTAGAGATATACCCACAGGGACGGGCAAAGCATGGAAACGACAGAAAAGGAGATAAAAGCAAGGTGCGCTATGCAACAATCGGCTTTGTGGCAGAGTACGGCACAAGTAGCCACGCTGCACGCCCTTATATGACAGTGGCAAACGAAAAGGCGCACGAAAAGGTAGTAGAGGCACAGCGCAGTATATGGGAGAGTGAAACAGGCGAATGAGTATACAGGAGATTTTAGAAAGCGCAGGGTTGCCAGCCCAGAGAGGCGTTTACACTGGACGGGATAAGCCAGACGCATATTATACGTTTCTGCGGCTGCTGGGTACGCCTGCGGTAAATGCAGACGACGAAGAGAAAGAGCGCAGGGAAATGTATAGAGTTACGCTTTTCCATAAGGGCGATTTTGAGGCGCAGCTTGATAAGACAAAAGAGGTATTGAAAGCAGCAGGCGTTTATATCAACAGCATAGACGCAGAAAGCTACGAAACAGAAACGGGGTACTGGTTAGTGCCTATCACAGTCGAGATTTTGAAAGAGGAGTGATTAAACAATGACACTGGGACTGAAAGATTTATATTACGCCGTATGCACAGAGGCAGACGGAGCAGAGAGCTACGGGGCACCTAAGAAAATGGCAGAGGCAATGAGCGCTGATTTATCCGTAAAGACAGCAGACGGCAGCTTGTATGCAGACGACACATTAAGCGAGAGCGTCACGGAGTTTGCAAGCGGAACGCTTAAGCTGGGAATTAAAGACCTTACGCCGGAAGTGCTGGCAGAGCTGCTGGGGCAGGCAGTAGATAAGAACAGCGTAGTATGGGCGGGAAAAGAGGACGAGCCGCCGTATGTTGCTGTAGGGTTCAGAGCTAAGAAAACGGGTGGTAAATACCGTTACGTATGGCTGCTTAAAGCAAAATTTAAAGTACCGTCTGAAAAGTACGAAACAAAGGGCGAGAGTATCAAGTTTAACACGCCGGACATTGAGGCATCTTTTACAACAAGAAAGAAAGATAACTTGTGGAAAGCAGACTTTGTGGGAACAGAGGAAAGCGCAGCGGCTAAAACGTGGTTTACAGCAGTGCCGGAAAAGGCAGCAGCAATGGAAAGTGTATAAAACAGGAAAGGAGAGAGGCGTAGCATGGGCTGCGCCTTAATTTTATATCATGGGAGCATTAAAGAGCGGGGCTTTTCCCGTAGAGCTGAACGGCAAAGAATATGGTTTACTTTTTTCGCTGAACGCATTAGACGAAGTGCAGGAAAAGTTTGGGGGCTACGACAAATTAAGTGAGGTATTCAATAAAGATAACCCAAACATTTTTAAAGATACAAGGTGGTTACTTACGCTGCTTATTAACGAGGCACTTTTAGCAGAGGACGAAAACGCCCAGCTGCTTGAAGAGAAGAGGGTAAAGTGCTTAATTCTGAAATGAAACTTGTAACGGCTGAATATAAGGACAATGCAAGCAGCGTAGATGCGCTGAAAGCAAAGCAGGCGGTACTACAGAAAACATACGACGAGCAGGCAAAAAAGGTAAAAGAAACCGAGGCGGCTTTAGAAAAATGTCGCAAGGCAACAGGAGACAATAGCGAAGAAAGTAAAAAACTTGAAACCCAGTTAAATTACCAGAAAGCAGCGCTTGTAAAGACAGAGCAGGAATTAGGCAAAACGACTGACGAAATGGAAAAAGCAGAAAAAGCCGCTGACGAAATGGGAAAGGAAATAAAAGACAGCGGGGAACAGGCAGACGACGCAAAGGGAAAATTTTCTGGATTTACAAGCGTGCTAAGCGGAATGGGTACAGCGCTTAAAGCAGCAGCAGCGGCGACGGCGGCAGCAGTTGCGGGAGCGGCAACAGCCATAGGAGCGCTTACCACAAAAGCGATAGAGGGATACGCAGCACAGGAACAGCTTGTAGGCGGTGTAGAAACTCTTTTCAAAACGTCGTCTGATACGGTTGTTGGTTATGCAAACGACGCATATAAAACAGCCGGAATGTCTGCAAATGAGTACATGGAAACAGTTACCAGCTTTTCAGCGTCGCTGCTTGCCAGTATGAATAATGACACGGCAGCGGCAGCAGAAAAGGCAAACGTGGCAATTACGGATATGTCAGACAATGCAAATAAAATGGGTACTGATATATCGCTTATACAGAACGCCTATAACGGTTTTGCAAAGCAGAATTATACCATGCTGGATAACTTAAAACTGGGATATGGCGGTACAAAAGAGGAAATGCAGCGACTGCTTGATGATGCAAGCAAGCTATCCGGCATTAAGTACGATATTTCATCATATTCAGACGTTGTAGACGCTATTCACGTCGTACAGACGGAAATGGGCATAACAGGGACAACGGCAAAAGAGGCAAGTACAACAATAGAGGGTTCGGTTAGTTCTATGAGTTCAGCGTGGGACAACTGGGTAGCTGGAATGGCAGACAGCGAGGCGAATTTCTCACAGCTTACAAGCAATCTGGTAGACAGTATTGTAACAGTGGTAGGGAATATAGCACCGAGGGTAATAGAAACAGTGCCGAGGCTGGTAAGCGGACTGGGAGAAATCGTAGAGCAGCTTGCAACGTATATACCACAGGTTATACAGGAGTTATTACCGCCTTTAATGAGCGGCGTACAGGACTTGCTTAATACGCTGGTTGGAATGCTGCCGGAAATGATAAGCATAATCGGGCAGATTATACCGACAATCATAGATACGCTGCTTACTATATTACCGCAGCTTTTAGAGGCAGGCGTACAGATTATTACGGAATTGGCGCAAGGTATCGCACAAGCGTTACCTACATTGCTGCCAACAATCGTAACGGTGGTTACGAACATTGTAACCATGCTGATAGAAAATATACCGTTGCTGATTACAGCAGCATTACAGCTGCTTACGGGGCTGGCACAGGGGCTGGTAGCAGCGCTGCCCGTACTGATTGAAGCACTGCCGGAAATCATAACGGCTATCATAAATGCACTGGTTGAGGGCATACCGCTTATTATCGAAAGTGCGGGCGATATTATAGTCGCATTGATTGACGGCATCATAGATGCAATACCGCTTTTAATCGCAGCCATACCGCAGATTATAGCAGCCATTGTAACAGGACTGATTACGGGGCTGCCTAAGATTTTGACGGCGGCAGGCAAGCTGGTAACGGCAATCATAAATAAAATAAAAGAGCTACCTACTCTGATACCGCAGGCAATCGCTGCGGGCGTTGAGAAAATAGCAGAGTGGGGCGCAAATATGCAGGAAAAAGGCGGCACAGTTATAACAAATTTTGTAACGAAAGTTATAGATATTGTTAAGGAGCTGCCGCAGAAAATCTGGAACAGTATAGTAAGCGCAGTAACCAGAGTGGCTACGTGGGGCGCAAATATGCAGACCAAAGCCAAAGAAGTAATGAACACAATGCTTACGAACATTGTAACGATTGTGAAAGAAACGCCTGCTAAAATCTGGAACAGTATAGTAAGCGCAGTAACCAGAGTGGCTACGTGGGGTAACAATATGCTTACGAAAGCCAAAGAGGTAATGAACGCCATGGTAACAGGCGTTATTACGATTGTTAAGGAACTGCCGCAGAAAATCTGGAACAGCATAGTA